AAGCAGAACATAGTGCAAATATATTACCTTGGTTAGCACAAGGTAGAACAATAGATAATGGTAGGCTGGTTGTGTTGCCTTTATCAAGCAAAGGTGTAGTAGACCCAAGTGTTGCAAATGAAATATTTAAAAAATGTTCTGATGCTGTATTAAGTTTAATATCAACCAGTAATGTAAATGGTCTTACAAACGATCTAAAAACAATTATAGGCATGGCACATAGTCACGGCATACCAGTATGCATAGATGCATGTCAAACATTAAGCAGTCATAAAATTGATGTAAAGGAACTAGACCCAGACTGGATGGTGGCTAGTGGGCATAAAATGTTTGGTCCAACCGGCATAGGTTTTCTGTATAGCAAAGCAGATTATACTGATTTCAAGCCGATTAGATACGGAGGCGGAACTGTAAACGGTTACAACTTTCATGGCTCGGTAGATTTTTACGATGGACCTATTAAGCATGAACCAGGCACGCCAAATATAGCAGGTATACTAGGTTTAGGTGTGGCGGCAGAATGGATTAATTATATTGGCTACGACGAAATAAAATCACAATTATCTAGAGTGCAAAATACACTAACTGAGCAAGGATTGTTCAATATTGGTGGCATGCATTTGATTCATCCTAGTGATACTATCAGAAATGTTTTTAGTTTTACAACTGACGTGCATCCTGCAGATATTAGTGCATTCCTAGGTTTACAAAATGTTGCTGTTAGAGTAGGTAAAGTTTGTGCCCACCCTATGGTTAACAAGTATGGTAAGGGTTCTATACTTAGAGTAAGTACACACATATACAACGACGAACAAGATTGTAAAAAATTAGTAGAAACATTATGTCAGACGATACAGAAATTAAATTAGAAGATAGAGTACGCAGTAACTTGCGTAGAGTAATCGATCCGGAGATAGGAATTAATATTGTTGACTTAGGTTTAGTGTATAATATAGATGTTAATCAAGAGAACGATGTTCAAGTGTTAATGACATTAACTGCACCTAATTGTCCTTTTGGTGAAATGATAATGATGGAAACTGAATTTGCGGTAAGAAGTGTTAAGGATGTAAATTTAGTAAAAATTAATTTAACTTTTGATCCTCCATGGAATCCCGATCAACATGTGTCCGATGAAGCCAAATATCAAATGGGTATTTATTAATACCTAATAAATAGTCGCACAACACGGAGAATTTTTAATGAATACTGTACCTAACGCAACTTTTATTGCTAGAGTAAAATCTGATAACGCACCAGGATGGGCTTGGGCAAATTTATCAACAGATGAAATTTTTAGTGGCAAAACTGTTGCAGTTTTTGCATTACCCGGAGCATTTACACCAACATGTTCTAGCACACACTTGCCTGGATTCGAGTCAAATTATGATGAATTGCGTAAGCAAGGAATCGATGAGGTTTATTGTTTAAGTGTCAACGATACCTTTGTTATGAACTCTTGGCTGTCATCTTTACAAGTAGATAATGTTAAACCACTGCCAGATGGTAGCGGCGAATTTACTCGTAAAATGGGAATGTTAGTAAACAAAGATAATCTTGGATTTGGTTTTAGATCTTGGAGATATTCTATGATTGTAAAAAACAGAGAAATCACAAAGATGTGGGTAGAGCCAGGTTTTGCTGATAATGCTGACGGCGATCCTTTTGAAGTATCAGATGTCTATACTATGCTGACATATCTAAAAGAAAATGCCTAATGAAAAACTAGAGATTATATCGTGGAGCGAATATCAAAGAGGTATTGCTCCATTATGGAAAATAGAAGATCCTAGTACTATCCCAATATGGAATAACCCTTACTATATCGTACAGTATCCGCAACACATGTGGCATACTGATATTATACTATTCCCTGTAAAATATGTTGTAGACGGCGTCACAGTGGCGCACACTTGCGTCTATAACATTGATGATACGCTCATAAGAACACGCGGTATATATGTTGAAGCAGATCATAGAGGCAAAGGATATGGCCATAAAATACAACAAGCACAATGGGACTTATTTCCTAAAACATTTTTTAGAGCATTCGGCTTCTGGCGCGAAGATTCTGCTCCACGTTTTCAAAAATATAGCGAAATGCAAATAGTGCCCGGGACCGATTGGATATGGAGTGACTTTAGTAAAGTGAATATGAGATTTTTATATACCCAAAGAGGCGAAAGACCTACTAACGATGAGATATCCCAAAACAAGGAATTTATTGCAAAACATAGAGACCAATACAGTTTAGGTGGCACAAATAACTTAAATGTAGATTGGGATATTATAGAATGGGAAAAATATTTTGAAACGCACAAAGGCAACTACGAAGATCTTCAATTTAATTTAAATTTTTAAATAGTGCATTATAAATATATGCATGAAACAAAACACACTAGACCCCAGATGGGATAATCAAATTGTAAACTACGATTTACAAAAATATAACTGGCGAGAATATTTCTTACAAGCAGTAAGAGACAAGTACCCTCAAGTAACAGAACTAGAAACTGTACATGAAGTTTTCAAGCCTAACGAAATTAACGATTTTGTTTGGAATGTGCAACGTATATGTAAATCTGAAGAGTTTGCTAAAATGCTCGATGACTTTGTAGGAGAAAACTTTGCACACCTATTAGACAACGAAGAGTTTATGATTCAGGACGTTGTAGGTATGCGAGTTGTTATTCCTAATCAAAGTAAGCACGGCAGAACGCTTAACTTCCATCAAGGTATTTGGTACGGCCATGGTCCTGGTATGTACAGTATTTGGACACCGTTAACAAAAGCATGGGATAGTAATACTATGCAAATCTTACCCTGGGATGCGAGTAGAGAAATAACACAACAAACTTATAACAACAAGTGGAGTTATAAGAAAATACAGGAAGAGTGTTTAAAACATGCTATCCCATGTAATACTGAACCCGGACAAAGTTGGTTGTTTCAGCAAGGTCATATACACGGCAACATAAACAATAACACAGACATTACTCGTTGGAGTTTTGACACTAGGGTATTGCTAAAAGGTGGTAACTACGGCAAACGTAGACCTGGAGGCTATTTTAGGTTATACAAAACATATAGAAAGCCAATTACAAATATAGATACTAGTTTAAACTGGATTAACTATATTGATATGGAAACAAGGTTTAATAAAACAACACCTTTCTTTTGGACTTCTATGGTAATGGATCAATTTTGCAAAGACAACGGCATCACACCAGTTGATTATCCATTGGAACTTAGTTTCTGTACATGGGAGCCTATGCTAGAAGATTTTTTAAAAGACGAACATATTGGCGGCATAATTATACCTAGTATTTTAGGTATGACTGCAGATAAAGAACGTAGAGATTATTTGCTTAACTTGGCACTGGAAAAGAACAAGCCAATTATTTTTGTTGATGAAAGAATTAAACTCGATAGTGTAGAAGAATTATATTATATTAACAGTCTATTAGAGTTTATCACCGATGAACCAGAACCAGATTTACTTTTAGGACACACAAGATGAGCTTACAGGATTTAGACTCGAGATGGGATAATCAAACATACAAATATGATTTAGAAAAACATAATTGGCCGGCGTATTGGTTAAGTGTTGCTAAAGAAAAATTCCCACAAATTACTGCACTAGAAACAGTACATGAAGTACTGTCACCTGATGAAATTTTAGAATTAGGTAGGCACTGTCAATCCAAATTTGACACTGTGGAACTACAAGATAAGATTGATTCATACTATAATGATGCAGTACCTGGGCTAATTGATGTTGACGACTGGATGATACAGCGATTCTTTACAATAAGAATTGTTATACCTAATCAAGCAAAAGTAGGCAGACTACTTGCATTCCATCAAGGTATTTGGGTAGGCAACGGATTAGGTCTTAGAACTATTTGGACACCATTCACTAAATGCTATGGCAATAACAGTATGCAAATCATGGGTTGGGAAGAGAGTGACAGAATAACAAAAGATGCGTATGCCAATCGTTGGGGTTATGATAGACTACAAGAAGAATGTGCTACACACTGTTGGCCAGTTACACTAGAACCAGGACAAGCACACTTATTCCAGCAACACCACATACACGGTAACTTTAATAATGACACTGATATTACCCGTTGGAGTATGGATGGCAGAATACTGCCAATAGGCGGACATTATCACAGAAAACTACCCGGAGGATACTTTAGGTTCATTGGCGAGAGGCCCGACACTAGACCGATTGATACTAGCAAAAAGTGGATCAGTTATGCAGGTTGGAATACTAAATTTAGTAACCCTATTCCATTACCAATGCAACGAGGAATTATTAACGACTACTGTGACAAAAAGGACATCAAGATTAACGACTATCAATTCGAAAATGAATTTTTAGATTGGTTGCCAGGCTTGGAAAAATACATTACTGGTTATGGTGTAGAAGGTATTGTGATATGTAGTATCTACTGCTTACCTGATGACCCGTTTAGAAGACAAACATTATTACAACTTGCAGTAGAACACGGTGTAGAACTACACTTTGCTAACGAAGTATGCAGTGTAAGAGATTCAGAAGATGTTAAACATGTTCAAAGAATTTTTAAATTTGTTAACGAAAACACATCACCAAATGAGACATTAGGGTATGACAAGGTATAGATATCACGTTGTTTACGAGCCTGGGTTTGTAAACTATACAGGCAGTAATATCAGCGAAGATTTTTACTGGCACCTCGAACCTGAAAAGATCATGGAAGTTGA